TGAAGCGACGAGCCGTGCCAATCGGGTCTTCGATTGCGTGGCGTATGCCGTCAAAAATGCTCTGGACGGTTCTGACAACGCCCTCGATGCCCTCGATAGCGCCCCTGATAGCGCCAGCCGCTGTTTCAACAACACCAGAGATAATAGGCCATACGGTCTCGGTTATCGCCTTGATCGCGTTAGAAACCGTCTCGATGATTGTTCGAATGACAGGCCACGCGACCTCGATAACCTTGCTGATAACCGCAACGGCAGTCTTGATGATTTCCGATACGACAGGCCACACAGCGGAAATGACGCTTTTTACAGAGCCCATCACGGTTTCGATCACCGACTTGATTTCAGGCATGTGCTCTTTGATGCACGCCGCGATATCCTCGACAATCGGCGCAATGAAATCGCCGATTTCCTGAACGACGGGCACGACTGTATCTGTTATGAAGCTGACAACGCCCGATATCGCATCGAGAATCACGGGCATCGCGTCTTGAATAGCAGATGCCAACGCTTCGATTATCGGCTGCGCTGCTGTCCACAATCCCGAGATTGCGTTGAATATCGCATCGAAAATTGCTGGTAGCGTAGTCTGAACGGCAGGCAATATGTTATCGGTGAAGAAGCTGACAAAGCCTGCCACCGCGCCCTGGATGGTGGGCATAGCACTCTGGATGGCAGTGACAAACGACTGGATAATCGGTTGCGCCGCTGCCCATACCTGAGTTACCACTTCGAAAATCTTGGGCAGTATTTCAGCGATGCCGCCGAACGCGCCGCCAAGCGTCTCGTTAATCTGACCGCCAACTTCCTCGCCGAAAATCTCCGTAATAGCAGGCGCAAGCATTGACGGTATCGATTGGAGCGTCGTTATAATCGCGCTCGGCAATCCCATTACGAGGTGTTGAATCGGGACAGCCAATCGAGGTATTACGTTCTTGAGAACGTCGCCGATGCTCTCGAATAGCTGTTCTCCGAGCACGCCCAAATCGGCTTTTTCGTCGAATATGCCCGTGAGGAAGTTATTCCACGCAGCGCCAAGCTTGTTAATCGAGCCAGAAATGGTAGATGCGCCCTCTTCGGCGGTCGTTCCCGCGATGCCCATTTCCACCTGCATCACGTGGATAGCCTGGGTAACGTCGGCGAAATTCCCAAGCTCGTAGTGAACGCCGCTAATCTTCTCGGCATCAGCCAACATGCGCTGCATTTCGGCCTTGGTGCCGCCATAGCCAAGCTTTAACGAGTCCAACATGCCGTAGTTGCCACGCGCCATGCTCTGATAAGCGCGTTGCAGCTCGTCCATGGACGTTCCCATTTTATTGGCGTTGTCTGACATGTCCACGATTGCGGTTTGCGCGTAATCAGCGGCTTTCTCGGTATCGCCGCCAAGCGAGTTGATCATGGACGCGGCGAACCCCGTCACGTTCTCCATGTAGTCGTTCGCCGACATACCAGCAGACTTAAACGCTTCTGCCGCGTTCTTCTGGACAATACCGCTTGACTCTTTGAACAGCGTGTCAACGCCGCCGACAAGCTGCTCGTAATTGGCGTAATTGTTGAACGCCGTTTTGAAGATATCGCCAATATTCGCGCCGAACTCTTGAACTGCGCCTGAAATCAGATTGCCAGCGGCAACGGAGAACGCATTGGCAAATCCCCGCCCAGTTGACTGGCCTTTCGTCTCGACCGACTTTAGCGAACCTTCATCTAATGTCGGAGTGATTTTTACGTAGCCGTTGCCGACTAAGCTATCACCTGCCATCGCCTAGCTCCTTCTCGGTTTTGAAAGTTCTTTCATCAGCTCGCCAATTTCGAGCGTTCGCGCTTCCATCTTTCTCGTATCCCCCTTGGTGAGCCACGACGGTCCGATGCGCTTAGGCTTCGCGCCGCGTCGCTTCGGGTCACCCATGCCCCACATGTACAGCGAGAAATCGTTGTGGAGCGTTGCCAGCAGAACGGTTTCGAGCGTCCACGCATTGTCGGGGTTCTGCGCCCTGAACATCGCCGCATCGCTCGGCAAGCACTTCACGAGTGCAGCAATGTGCGCCGCGCTATGATTGCCGGCAATGGCGTGGTCTAGGTCGATGCCGTAATACCGCTGCAAGTCAGCTCGTAGCTCGTCGGGGTGATTCTGGAATGCAGCTACGAGCGTTAGGAGTTTTTTGGTGCGATGGTGGTGATGATTTCCATAGCCAGCGAGATAACGTCCGTGGCTTTAGCCATATCGCCGCCAGCGGCTTCAACAATGTCATCTTCGCTCAGGCCAGTAGCCAAGCGGATTAGCTCAATGGACAAATCCAGCTTCTCGAAATCGCTAAGACCGTCCTCGTTGAACTTGCGCAGCATCTTGAGCGCCGCCCACGATTCCATGAACTCCTTGTTCACGGTGAATTGCAGGTCGCGCACTTCGTAGGTATCGGCGGGAGCGAATGCCCCCGCCTTGTTCTTAGCAGCCATCGTTAATCGGTAAACGCGATGTAATCGGTCATCGTGATGCCGTTCGAGTCGGCAATCGCGTTGAACGTGAGCTGACGGCCATCGACCTGCGTGCCGTCCATCGTCTGCTCTCCGCGCTCGGTAAGCTGGAACTCGCCAACGGAACGCTTGACGATACCCTCGCGCGGCGTGGTTTCGATTGCGATTTCAACAGGCTCAAGCGTGTTGCCGTGGTGCTTCACGGTAAGTGCGCCCGTCTGGTCGTCCACAATCACGTAGTCATCGCCCCACGTGATCTTCGCAACATCGGCGTTGCACTGAATGGGCATGAAGCTGATGCTCTCGGTGTACTCGGTCTTGACGTTGTAGACCTCGGTGCGCCCTTCCCAAGCACGAATGCTTTCAGAGCTGGACGATTCCGAAATCTGCACGCCTGCATCGCTCGTGAAGCCAAGCAGCTTCCAAGCAGACGCTAGAGCGGTCGTTGCGTCCGTGGGCAGCGTCGTACCCTTTGGAGCTACGAAAATCGCACCAGTAGCCTTAGCAGAGCCAACAGTTACCTGGCTCGCGTCCATAGTAGCCATAAGCTACCTCCTTATTCTGTTGTTGTCAGTTAATTAATCGGTGACCTGACAGGTCACATCGAAAGCGACTTGATAGCGCGGCAACCGCGTCGATTCGTCCCAGAACGAATACGGGCCAGAGTTAACCGCTATGCGGTGGACACCACGCGGAAGCTCGCCAGTAGTCGCGGCAAGCCGTATCTCGTTCGCCATTTCCTCGGCTCGCGGTTCCGTTTTCGCCCACGTTTGGACAGCCATCATAGGATGGTCAACCATGTCCACGACCGCGCCGCCCGTGCGCTCGACCGTCACGAACTCATCGCCTGATTTCGGCGGGTAGGTTGACGCACGGTAGCCAAGCGCGTTGAGCCAGCTAACGAACTCTTCGGTTACGCTGTACATGCGCCCTCCTATCTCAGTGCCTTGAGCAGCGTGTTGTGCAGGTGGTTGTCTTTTTGAGCCGCGTAATTGCCCGTGTATACAAGGCCAACAGGCACAGTTGGATTTCGGCGAGTGTTCGACCTATAAACAGGCTGAGTGCCACCAACGCCCGGTGATTTATGGTCTGGGTGATACTTCGCAGTACGGAAACCCGCACTCATGTCATTCGCCCTGCTAGCCATTGCGTCCGCTTCGTTTCGGACGAGCTGGTAAGTTTCGTCTTGCTTGCATACGAGCCGCCACAGCTTGTCCTTGTCGATGTGAAATTCATCTTTAGCCATAAGCTCTCTCGACCTCCACGGGAACATAGCCGCGAAACATCGGCGGCATGTTCTCTTCCATGTAGCGCACGGGATTGCCAACGACTCTGTAAGTGCCGCCAAAAGGCTCGGGCAGCATGATGCTTGCGCCGCCTATGTCGCTAACGCCCGACATTGGAAGATGCACCGTGTAAGAGACGATAACGCCCTCTGGCCGCGATGCTTCGAGCGATTCGTTAGCACCTGGCTCGATGATCGCGCCGTCGATAACCTCTGCAATCGGCTCTCCTGGAACCTCGTTGCCGAACCTGTCCACGGTTGGCGTGCCTGGGCGTAATACGGTGACGCTAGTTTTCTTCATCATCGACCTCCAACACGCCATAAGACGGTCGCGCAAAGCCGATTTTGCCGCCGATGCCTAGCAGCTTACGTTCGTACTTGTTCAGCATCGGCGCACTATACGCGGTCGGGAACTCGAACGATTGCGTATACACGCCAGCGGTCATTGAAACGTTGGTCGCGCCCTGCGGTATGTCGTTCTCGTATGGGAGTATGCGGCTAGCGACTGAGCAGCACACGCTAGCAAGCCGCTCAAGGTATTTCTCGGTAGGCTCCGAGTAATCGATACCCGCATCATCCAGCTCGGCTTCTATAGCCATGCTCGCGTCGTTAAGACACGCCTGCAAGACGGTATCGCTCACAGTGCGGTTAGGAAAACGAGCGTCGTACTGCTCAATTGTCGCGTATGCCATTAGTTACTCCTTGTCAGCCTTTTTAGCAGGCGTTTTGCGCGTTGCGGCTTTCGGCTTTTCCTCGACCTTTTCAAGATTCGGGTCGTTTGCCATCATCGCCGCCACCTGGTCGGACGGCTCAAGAATCGCGCCCGTTCGTTTGTCGCGGAATTTCATGGTGTCCACTCCTAGTACTTGAAGATGAGGTCAGCGGCAACAGCGGTCGTGCCGTAGCTGTAGAACAGACCGAATCCGATGGCGTTGGAGAGCTGAATGCGCTCGGCAGGTGCCACGGTCGGCAGGACAGGCTGCGCGATAGCGCCATCGGCCATAATCACAGCGTTGGTGTTAGCAGGCAGATAGACAGAGCTGAACACCTTCACGCCGTGGAACGTGCCGAAAGACTCGGAATTGCCGTCATGCGAAACAGCGTCGAAGTAGGTGCGCAGCTTGCCATACAGCGCAGGTGCGCAGACCATAACCATCATGTCACGCTCAACGCCGTCAACGAAATTGTTGGACACGGTTTCGAGCGACTGGATAAGACCCTCGGCGATTTCAATCTCGGTAGCACCAGAAGCAGGCGTGTATGCGGTGCCAGCGGCAACAGCGGCGGCAAAGAACGCACGCTCAAGCTCACGGGTCATAGACTTCTGAGCAGACGCGGCTTCGCGCTGAATGAGGTTATCCACTCCGTAGAGAGAAACGTCCTTCTGCTCGACCTCGACCACGATTTCCTTGTTCACGTTCACGGGAACGGTGACAGGCGTGGCCTTCACAGCTTGACCAGCGCCACCAGAACGAGCGGTGCCGTAAGTCTGCGAAGTCTTGTTCTCGAAACGCTTGGCTTCGTAGGTGCCAGCGCCAGGAGTGCCGGACAGGTCGTTGTTCTTGAATTGCTGGGAAATGCAGTTCTTCTGAACGTTAGCGATGACCTTGCCGTATTCCTCGGCGAGATAGTCGTTACCAGTCGTGGACAGAAGTACGTTAAGCGATGCAATGCGAGCCATAATAGCTCCTTTCTTTAGAAGATTGTCGGAATTTCGACGGC